GCCCATTTGTAAACTCTTTCCTAACCCAACATTTAAAATACGGTATATTACTTATTAAGTGCGCCACCTTACACTCCTTTTGTTATTAAACTTTTGCTTTTGTGCTATTAATAAACCTCCGATAAACTCCAGCAGCTTCTTTTTTACCCATAACCTTAGCCCTTTGTTCCATAGCCACAGCGGCTTGTATTTTATGAGCTTTGGATCTACCACTGCTTTTAATCTTACTAACACTTTTTGTTGCATCTTCTTTTGTTGCAAACTTCAAACCCTTTATAGTACCTTTAGGATCTTCGTCCGTATATAAATCTGAATGTTTCTTTGATTTAGCGGGCTGTCCTTTTTTTCTAGGTATTCTAGGATTAGAACTTTTTAACATTTCCATCTTCTCCTAGCCTGCCTCAAACGACTGTTTGGATTTTTAGCTGCTTTTGGAAACTTCTTCATTTGCCCTGCCGATCTCGCACAAAATGATTTTCTTCTTTTAGCTCTTTTACCTGTAGGTTTATCTTCTGTTACAGCAGTCTTTAGCTTAGAACCGGGATTAGCCCTACGATAAGCAGCTACTCCCTTTTTAGTCATACCAGCCCCCTGCTTAGTCTTGCGAAAATTGCCAGACTTCACAGAGGTTTTAATACCCATTCCTTTAGACTTAGCCACAGTACAACGTCAAACTCGTTATGTTAGTTAATGAAACTATAGCGTAGTTATTGTTATTACTTCCTGTAGTTAATATTCCGTTTTCTGGAATAGTTAAATGACTAGATTCAACAATACCAACAGGAGAAGTTATCTCTAGGATTGGTAATGTACTGTTATCATCTCTTGTAACCGTAATAGAACCTGCGGCTGTAGGTGCAGCATAATTAAATGCCTTAATTCTAGTCCGTGGTAAAGCAATGTCACCTCCGTATCCAACTTGAATAGTTCCTACAGATGTTCCAGCAGCAACAGCAAAATTAGTTACTTCTGCAAAATAATTAGTAGTAAAAACAGTAACCGCACTTTCTCCACCTGCAAGGGTTTCAGTTACTGTGGATGCTCCTAAATCACCAACCACAAATCCTGAGATATTATAGTTAGTGCTAGAATCATCACCTGCACTATTTTGAACAGATACTTTATACCCAGCTCCATTCCTACTAGGGATACTTTTTAATAAACTTATAGTACCCGTAGCAGTTGCTGATGCAAAATAAAAATTATTATCAGAGGAAGGTTAAATAGTGTAGAATCCACCAGCCGATACAGGTTGCATATATTCAACAGTTGCTATAGCGTCACCTAAAAGATCAAGAGTAGCTGCTGAAGCGGGTAAGTATGTAGCAAACACTTGAGTGCCACCTGTCCCAACATTAATAGAAGCTGTACCCATAGCTGAACTTCTAATATTAGTTATAGCTGCAATGCTTGAACTTCCTAAGAAAGTAGCATCCGCTGTAGAAGTTCCCATAACAACAGTAGCACCAGCAGAAGCTCCACCTGCCTCAAAGACATTTAAAGATACATTAGTAACTTGTGCGCCCGGAGGTAGAGTTGCAACTGTTGTTGTTGCAGTAGCGCCAACAATGTCAACTCTGGCTGATTGAGCCATTAATACAAAACCTGTGTTTTGTACATCTGTGCCTACAGTTGTGCCTGTAGTGTCTCTAAGTGGCCCTGCTTTAATTGGGCCAGAAAAGGTAGTAGTACCCATTTAATTCTCCTTGTGTATTAGCACATTAATTATATCATCTCTAATAAGTCTGCTAGGTCAGTTGATATAATTTTAACCCTAGAAAACAACAGGGGGCCAAAGCCCCCTATCATTATGCTGCTCCCGGTGATCCAAACATTCCAAGCGGATCGGAAAATCCAAAGGAATATCTTTCACGAGCTTTATAGCGCACATTACCCGTATCAAAGTCTCCATCCATAGATGTATTCATTGGGGAACGAACAAAGTGCTTCAAGCCATTCGGTATATCGGTTGTTAAGAACCAAGCATCGGTATCTGTTAAATAATGATTAACAGCGTATCCTTCTGGAATAGCTCCATTAGTTTTAATCGCATTAATATCATTATCAGCAGTAGCCACACGCAAGTCAGTATCTAACAAACGAGTTGCAACAAACATTAAATTAGGTGGAATAATTAGCTTGCGAGGTTTAGCCGCAATTAATAACCCACGCTCATCTGTCCAAGCAGCTATTTGAATAACAGCAGCTTCGAGAGAAGTTTCATTTAAGTCAGCCGCAGTTGCAGGTTCATTAGAATTAGTTCCCCCACTTACTAATGGATGCGCGGTAGAGAATAATTCTACTCCGTCACCACCAGTAAATGCAGAATCAAATCCATTATTAAGAACGGATGCTGCTTTAACTTGCTTGGTATATGCCATACCACGAGCAAGAGCTTTTGTATAACGCGCAGAAAGCGAATCGTACAAATTATCTTCAACTGCTTCTTCGGTTATTGAAAACCCTAAAGCAATTGTTTCGTGTGTATAACGAGCTGTGAACGCTTCTTGTGCATTGTCATAAGAAATAGCTGCGCCTTCAGACTTTACAGGTGCTTGACCAAAGCCAGAAAGTTTTGTCTCTTCTTCAAATGAACGCTCAGAAGTTTCGGTTTCATAAATCTCCTTATGCTCTTCACCGTATTTGGTATATTCAAGACCAAACAAAGCATTTAAGCCCGGAAGGAGTTCCTTTAGTAGTTGCGAACGTGATATTGCCATTTAAAAATCTCCTTAGATGCCTAGATTGTTCTCGGATGAAAGAACACTGAAGTTAAACTTAACAATGAACTCAGGGAAAGCGTCACCCTCTGTACCAGCAACAACCTCAACAATTCTCATTGCTAAAGTTTCTGTTACAGCAAGTGAACCACCATTTGAACCTACTACAAGGTTTACGGCTGAAAGACCAGTAGAAGTACTTTGAGCTTCAAAGTTACCTAATGCTGCGTTTTTACCAACAGCGCCAGCAAAACCTGAACCATCTGTACCACTATTAAATGTTCCTAGTGCAGCACTACCTTGAATCTGATATAGCTGTCTTGGATCATCGTTGACTCTAACAAATATGTCTGTAAAGCCAGCAGTAGTAGCATTAGCTGGTAAATGCTGTGCAAACTGTTGAACGCCATTAGCATCAACATATCTAACACCAACACATACACCCATAACACCAGCAGTGGCGTTAGTAGATGTTCCTGTAAATTCAACCGCTACAGGTGTAGCTGTACGAGCCACAGGCAATCCAGCAGTTGTTAAAGCGATAACATCACCAAAAAACATTCCAGCCGTATTATTAGCTTTGACTGGGTATTCTCTGATGGCGCCACCATGATTGGGTGTACCACCAAGCATATTGGTAGACTTTAACCCGAAAGGGGAAGCAGTAGCTGCCATTTAATTTCTCCTAAAAGTTATTTAGTTCCTGATCCAAATCCTGCTCCTTTTGTAGTAGATGATCTTTTATCACTAAACAAAGGCATTCTTGGATCACTATTACGCATAAAGTTGTTATCAACAGAATCTATTTGAGCTTGGCTTTTATCTTTAAAATACTCTGTTCTAGCTTCAACCATACCTTCAGGTATACTGCAAAGCATTAAACCACCAAGTTCAACATTACCGTTAACATCACCAGTTAATCTTAACTCTGGATAGTCGTCTGCTTTCACAGGCTCCCATCCTTCTCTATTTTTCTTAGATACATTACTCTGTACAGATTCCCCAAGCACATGCGTAGCAATCCAACGATGCTTTATGCCGGGGCGTTTATTAGGTATGGGTAATGAACTAGAAGGCGTGTATACAGCACGAGTTTTAGTTTCACGAGTATTTGAACTTCTTGATTCACGATTATTTTTTGATGACATATTAAGACTCCGAATTTAATTTAAGGACTTCTTTAGCGTACTGTTCGTTTGATAACCCCAACCGCTTTGCTATTGCTGTTTGAGATTTCGTCAAAGTAATTTTCTTTTTACCCGTTGTACGAGAGGGTGCGGCTACCACAGTAGCTGGTTTTGCTTTCGGTTCTTTCCGTGTATCTCCAAAATAATCTGGAAATTCATTTCGCATACGAGAATCAACATCCTCGTAGTAATTTTTCGTACCAACTGCAACACCTGAGTTGACTAACGAATGATGCACCTGCATTGCATAATCAGTCATGTGTTGATTTGAGTTAAACCACGGATTCCGTGTTTGCCATTTAATATCATCATCACTTAACTTAACCGCATTTTCAGGCGTTTGTTTATTATATACCTGATTATTAGGTTCTTGTAAAGCCTGTGGTTTAAAATATTTTGCTTGTTCTTCTTTAAACTTTGCTGAAGCTAAATTTTCTTGAGCTTTAATAATCTCATCAGTATCATAATTTTCCTGTGCTGCACGAAGTTTTTGTCTAGCCATTTCTAACTCCATGCCTGCATTAGACGTTAATACTTCGCCATATTGTTTAGCCCCAGAGTTATATTGATTACGAAGTTTTTTATTTTCTTCAAATAGTTGTGCAGTTAATTTTGCAGCCTCGTCTTTTTCTCGTTGAGCGGCTTCTTTAGCTCGACGCTCATCATGCCTAGCTCGTGTCAGTTCTTTCATCCGTCTTTGAACTTTATCGCTGTACTCGGCAATCTCATTGTCTGATGGATCTTCTACAGAAATAGGCTTACGGTTTTGATCTTCTTCGGGAGTGTCATCAACAACTTCTAAATCAATATCACTTTCCTCAACAAGCTCAACTTCTTCTGTTTCTTCTACGTTTTCTATTTCTTCATTATCTTTAACAGCTTCATTCATGTCCTACTCCTTTTAAGCACGAGAATAACCTCGTGGATCTTCTACAACCGCTTCAACCTGATCGTCGTTAAGTATTCTAAATTCATTACCATGAACTTTGAATCTTGTACCTGAGTACAACCTAACTAGGATGAAGTCACCTTTTTTACACCACGGCCCACTTGGAAACTTTTCTTTATCCTTATACGCTAAATCGCCAACCTCTACAACAAACAAAACAGTTGTACCAAACTCTTCTTGTTTCATTACAGCATCTGGTTTATAAATACCGGATTCACCAAAAGTATCTTCTATTTCTGGTAAAGCACAAAGAATACGCCAGCCTTGTGGTTTGGGTAATTGTGTTGCTTGAGTGTCGTCATTATCAGCCATCTGATTCCTCTACTTGTTTAGCAAGGCTAAGTAAGTGATCCTCTGCAGTGCGTAAGCCTTGAATCAGCCCACAGAGTTTTTGATATTCATCAAAACTTTTGCAACTACCTGATGTGACTGCATCAGCATAGTGATTTATATCTTCTCTGATTTTCTCTTTCATAACTCTAGTGAAAGCATCTATCATTTAGGAGTCCTTTGAAGTAAGTTATCTTTTGCTTTACCTATATCTACTCCAACTTTTACTCCTTCTATTTCTCCTTTTAATCGAAGCTCATCTGCTTTAGCTGCGGCCTCAGTTAATATTTCTTTTTCTTTTAACTTTAATTCATCTGCTTTAGCAGCAGTGTCAGCAAGAAACTCTTTCTCTTTAAGTTTTAATTGTTCTGCAGTCGTGGCTGCATCAGTCATCATCTTTTGTTTCTTTAACTCAAACTCTGCTTTTTTCAAAGCAAGCTCTTGTTGTTGCATTTGAACAATAGGATCTTGAGCCTGCTGTTTAGCCTGTTGTTGTGCAGCTTCTTGTTGATTAGCTGTTAGTAATCGTTTACCTGCTTCTGCTGCTAAACGCGAAACTTGTAACTCAAGTTCTTCTGGTAAATCCTCATCAGGCTTAGGAAGGGGAGCGCCCAACTGTTCTTCAATTTTATTTCTATATGCAAACGCTACGTGTTCTGCTATGTGTGCCTGTAGTGCTGACATCATTTGATTTGCTTTAGGGTTCTGCCCCATAAGTTGTCGTATCTTTGGATCTTGCATAGCTGTCATGTGAACAGTTAAGTGTGCTTCATGGTCTTGATATATAAACGCTTTTACAGGTTTATCATTAATAATGTCCATATTCTCAGACACAGGATCACGAGGCTTATAATCATCTTCAACAGGAACTAACTTAGCTGCATTTTTAATACCTAGCACTTCTAACATTTGTCTATGTAATGCAGGTAAATCATAAATCTGTGGAGCGCCTTGTGCTAGTTGTATAACTGCTTGGTACTGTACAACACGCTGTGACATAGTTGCAGCATTAGGATCACTTACAGGAATAATCTCTACTTCATCATAGTCTTCTCTTTTAGCTTGACGAGGTGCGCCTTTAGGATCGTACTCATATTCATCATCTGAATAGTCCCTAATAATATTTGCTAATAGTTGAAGTTCTTGTTTAAAAGAATAATGCACACGGGCTTGCACCGCAGACATTACCTTTAACATTCTTTCTAATAAAGCAAGGGTTGTTCCTACAGGAGCTTGTGCGCTCATGTCTGATATTTTCATATCCGCTGTAGACGCAAATCTTCTGCCTTCTTCAACAATAGTTCCTAGTAACTGATACAGCGTTCCACTAGGTTCTTTATACGGAAGCGGAAGAATGTTATCTCGAATAGCCCCGGAACCTACATCTACATCACGAAACTCACCCGGAGCAATCGGAGTGTCATCTCCTTTTATACGTAACCCTCTAGCTTTTAAACCACCGGGAAGATTAGCTAAAGTTCCCGCATCAACAAGTTGACGCATAATACTCGTAGCAGATTTAGCAAAGCCCCCAATTAAATGAAATAATCCAAAGCCATACACACCGTATCCCGGTATATACATGTAGTGAACAAAGTGATTTCGTTTTGCTTTTGTATCGTCATCCTCATAAAAGTTTCTACGAATAGATAATATCTCTCCTGTGCCTTCTACTAAAGTAACTACATATGGAATGGCTATACCTGTAGGTTTGCCATCATCCTCATCTTCATACCCAACAATATCTAAATTAACGTGGCTCTCATATAAAACATACCTGTCATCATTAGCACTAGAGAATCCTGTTTCTTCATCTTTCTTTTCTTGTAGTTCGTCTTTTATTTTAGGAGGATCGCCTAACTCTACATCTCTATAAAACCCTGCAACCTGCAGCTTTCTAATCTCGTTACTAGTTTTATACATACGGTGCGTAACACGTTCTGCTGTTTCAATACTTGACGCTCCATAAGAAATAATAATATCTTCTGCAGGAATAAATAAAGATGTCTGTCTTTGTAGTGAAGGATCAAAGTAAACTTTTTTAAAAGCTGATCCTGTAGCAGGCAGATTCCAAAGCATCCGTTCATGCTCTGTTCTAAACTCAGGCATACGTTCTGTTAACTCATAGTTTAAATCTTCTCTAACTCGTTTAGCCGCAGCATCTTTTTCTGTAGAGTCTTTACCAATAATTTTTGTTTTGACTGGCCCTTGTGCGGGGAAAGTCTCCATAATAGTTTCACTTTGAAAACGTACTACAGCTTCTGTAATCATTGGGTGAAATACCCCAGAAGCTCCACTCCACGGCTCTGTTCTCTCTTCGTACTTTAAACCTAATAAAGTAATGCCCTCTTTGTAAGTTTGTTCCCAATCTTTTCGTGAACCTAGATCCCCTTTTATTTCTTCTAATAAGTCAGTACCAAGAAACTCTAGTTCATCCCCAGTTAAATCTTCAGCAAGGTTTTTATAAAAGTCTTCTTCTGCTTCAGCATCTGGATCAATAACTAACTCCATATCACCTGCACGTACAGTAACTTTCTCCGGGTCTTCAATCTCTATTTCTAAATCTGGTTCCCCTAGTTGATCTTTTATTTCTTCTTCTACTCCAGTCGGAGCTTGATATAAAGATTTTTCCACTGCCATAATATATCCTTAATAGTATGCGGCTCTTCTACTTGATTTAAAAAACTGAGGAGAGTCTGGCTCATCTGAAGGTAAAGTTATAAACCCCCCGTTTCTAAATCTAAGTAACGCTTGTGACATTGTATCTACATAGTCGTCATGTTCTCCAACTGGAAAACTAACAACCTCTTCAATTACATCTCTTGCCCATCTAGTATCCGGCGCCCATACAATACCAGAAGCAAACAAATCAGAAACTGCATTTACCCTAGATATCTTATCGTTACCACGACTTGGAGTAAACTCATCTACTGGTATCCCCATTCTTCTAAACTCTTGTACTAGTGGTGCGCCTGCTGCTTTTTTCTCTACGAGAAACGAATCCGGTCGCCACTCTTTGTAATGCTTTAATGCAATCTCTTTTAATTCAGGAAACTCCATTCTATCTTTAAATGCGTCTAGTAATATAATACTAGGACGGTTGTGTTCTTCTTCATCATACCAAACTCCCCATGTAGTACAAGCAGAATAGTCGGCTGTTGTTTTTGCTTCGTGTGCTGTATCCCAACTCTGGATCACAAAATCACATGGTGGAGGATCATCCTTTTCCCAAATCTGCCAGCTCGTTCTTTTAATAAACGCAGCAGAGTCTGCTGTTGGCTGCTGCATATATTGTGCATTCCAAAATCTTGGATCAATCGCAGCTTTCTTTTGTTCTAGTTGTTTAACAGGCCATTGCTCAGGCCAAAGACTTTTACCTGATGGTAGTATCGCAGGTAACTCAACTACTTCCCAAGGTTCTGCTTCGGGGTTACGCATTTGAAAGTTCATCAACTTACCTGTTAAATCTATTAGACTCCACCTAGTCATAATAACTAGAATGGCTCCTCCCGGCATCAATCGTTGTAGCGGGCCTGTTTGAAACCATGACCACGCATTCTCAAATGTAGATCGGCTATTTGTTTGTATGTCTTGCTCTGAGTGCGGATCATCAATAACAAATAAATCCGCACCACGACCAGCTAACGCGCCGCCCACACCTACTGCGTAATACTGTCCTCCACTAGACGTTGACCATTTGCCTGCAGCTTTTTGATCTTCTGCTACCTGCGTGTCAGGAAACACTTCTTTATACTCATCAGATACAATTAAGTTTCTTACCCGTCTACCAAAGTCTTCTGATAGTCCTGCAGTGTGGGTCGCCATAATTACTTTCTTAGTAGGATACTTTCCAAGAAACCATGCGGGAAACAGATAAGACGAGAACTCTGACTTACCCATACGTGGGGCAATATTAATAATGACTCTTTTCTTTTTACCGTCTGCTACATCTTTAAATATCTTTGCCAGTTTTCTATGATGCCCTCCTTCTTTGAATCCGGGGTACGCATAGTCAGCAAAACCTAGCATAGATTTTTTTGCTTTCTGTAGCCTATATCTTCTTTCCTGTTCTTCGAGTTCTTCTAAAAACTCTAGCTTTTGAGAAGAAGATAATGTAGCTAATAATTTATTTACGTCGTTTTCGCTTAGGTTTAGCATTTGGTTTTACGTCGGTCACATCTTTGATTACAGGTTTAGGCATTACTGCTTCTAATGTATTTAACTTTTCTTTTATCTTTTTGTCTAACTCTGTATCGCTAATCTCAGCTTTTTTAATTTCTACTCTGTCTGTAAATAGTCCAACCTCTGTGACACGGCCTAGTAACTCTAAAGCCTTTAACCGGATTCGAGCATCCGGGTGGTCTGTCTCTTCAAGGATTTTTGCAACTGTCATTCCTCTTAGTTCTTTTGCCTGTTCAACAAATGACCAGTCGTATGCAGTTAGCATGCCTACTAATTTTTGTACGGCAGGAGGTGTCGTGAGTTTCGTTAGTGAAACTTTTGCTGTCTCTACATTTGTGGAAAGAGAATGGAATGCCTCTCGTGCCTGAGTTTCTTGTGCCTGTTCTGTCACAGCTACATCAGTTGCTGCACCTACAGAGTCTAGCCACTCGGCTGTATTGCTTTGCCCTTCAACTATTTGTTCTGGAGTAGCCTTACGTGCTGTAACAAAGTTACCCTTTGGATCATCAATAACTTTAGGTTCAGTAGTGTCATCTATTAAATGTTCAAACAAGCGAGTTCCCCTCGTGCGTAAATTAATTCTTGCATTACGATTTATGTAAGTGTATTCTATCTTTATGTGCTACGCAAGCACTGAGAATTTCATATGTTTATTCTCGTAGTCTCCTTTCTTATGGTTGTACATTAAGCCTCGTCTAGTCAACGAGGCTTTTTTTTTGGCCGGGTGCTGTCTAATGTTTGACATGGCTTTACATTTTTTCTGAAATTTGTGCGGATTACTGTTGTACACATATACGCACGTCGTGTACACACAGGGGTGGTGGGGGTGGGGTGGGTCAACAGAAATCAAAAGGGGGTCGCTAATCACACCTATGGTAAACTATAAGGGTGGTCAGGGGGCTATTTTCTGATCGCTAACGTAGCTACGTTATCGATAACGTAGCTTTTTATTTATTAACTTAAGGAGTACAACCATGAACGTATCACAACAAGTAACAGACCTTTGTAATGACGTGCAAGACATTATAGAAACAAAAGATGAACTTGCTTTGACAATTTCTAGGGAGGTCGCTAAGAAGAAGACCCCTGCCGCCAAATGCGAGTGGATACTTGAGAACGTAGCTAAACCAATCTCACAAGCGTACCACGACAAAGACGACGCTTTTTCCTCCAAGCCTGAGAATACTGGCAAGAAAGATAAGGGCGGTCGCTTGTTACTACCAATCAACAAGTGGGAATCGTCAGGTGCTGAAAGTATGTTTCGTAATCTGGTTCACAAAGTAAAGGGCGGTATATTCGGTAAAGCCAGTGGTAGTAAATCAACCAAGGGTAATAAGACTGAATGGGTGTTTGATAAAGCCCTTGAGCGTTTTATGAATGAGTGTGCAAAGAATGGTATCACAGGTGCTAATAGGATCGTGAGCAAAATCCAAAAGGAGTATGCTTAATCTTTGTACTTTGTTAAAGCTACGTTATCTATAACGTAGCTTTTTTTTTTATCTTTTATAAGGAGTATGTAATGTTTGAGAAATCATTTAATAAACGCACGTTGACTGGAACAACTGCCAATGTGTATGCGAATAAACCGTTTGAAGATTTAGACTATGAAATATCAGCGTTTGAACGCTTTGAAGAAGAGTGGTATTTCACTTCGCCATACGAGTTTGAGAGTGAATATGCTGAGCGGAAACAATCTCTTGAAGACAGGATCGAACGCCATGATGCTGTACTACAGCGTAAGGACTATGACCATGTTGAATCTGCAATTAGAGAATACAAATTAGTTCTTGCATTACGATTCTGGGTCAGTAAGTTTCGTAAGCTAAAGCAGTTCATGTGGGACGATATAGATCGCATTGATCGAGGGTTTGTTTATGTAGCGTTCGCTTTTTGTTTATGTTTTGTAATCTTTTTTTAAGGAGAAAGTAATGCAACTATTTGAAATCGTTTTTAGTATTCTCTGGATATCTGTTGTAGCACCTGTGTGTGCATACATAGGGTATCTGTTTCCCACGCCCTTTGAAGTGTGGCACTACCTTGTAATTATTCTGTTTTATTTTCCTGCACTATTAGTTCCATTCTTTATTCAGAGTATGTGGCAAAACACTAGCAGTCTGATACGTGACTACAAGTTCTACAAAAACCTAAGGAGAAGATAATGTCTTCAAACAACAAACGATCTAACACAGCCGTACTCTTACGGCAACAAAAAGAACAAAGCAACAGCAACAGCAACAACAAGCAGTACAAGATGGAACCTGTGTTACTAACACGGAGTATGAGTTGGGAAGCTGTAATGAACAGTTGTACAGAACTAACCAAAAGGAGTAAGTAATGAAAGCAAGTATATTGAAATCTCGCAGTAACAAAGAAGATAAGACTCGTAAAGCTAAGGAACGTCGCACCCCTGAGCAG